ACTTCCTTAGGCTTATTCTTTTCGGCGGGCTTGACTTTAGTTTCAAATGTCAATTTAGCCTTATGAACACCTGCGGGATATGGCTTGAATTCAGGAAGATCAGGAAGATCGTCAAGAGTTGCATCAAGCAGTGCGTCAACTTCGTTAGTCATAGTAAATGAGTCCTTAAAAGAAGATAAAGTTTATCTCTTAAATCATATAATGAGCCACTATTAATTACTTCATAATATCTATCTCCTTGTAAAACAGTAAAACCTTGTTCAGATCTATGATTAGCTAATCCAGCTATTGAAGCAACTTCTGGTCGAATAATGTTAATTAATAAATTAACAGGTACAGAAAGAATCCAATCAGCTTCGTTTTGAAATCTTACATCACAAATAATCGCATAGTTATTATCTGTGGATCTGATTTCACATTCAAGCCTATGAATCCAAAAATTTTCTGCAATACTTGGAACAAGTTTTCCTACAATATCTCGTGTTGCTTCAGTACCTTCAAATTGAAGAATTGCTCTTGGTGTTACTCCCCAATCTGGATGAATTGTTTCTTTAAGTTCACTACCATGAAACCAAGTAAGTGGAATATAATATTTTGCAGAACAATATTGCTTCAAAGCATCTGCAAAATTTTGTTTATATGCTTTATGACTCCTATATTCTGATAACCAACCAATAATCAATGCTCCAGCAGTATCTTTACCTGAACCAGCTTTTCCAGATACTCCAATAATTGTTGTCATTTTTATCCTTTCTTAAGTAAATCTTTCAGTGTCATTTTAGCATTTTCTAGTTGAGCAGATTGAGTTGTTGTAGTTTCAGCCATAACTTCTTCATCTACAATTTTCGTAGCTGGAATTAGACCAGAAAAGATTGGAATTAGTGACGGTTCAGCTAATTTCTCAATTTCAAAATCTGTTCTACTCTTTGTGAGAACAGTATTAGAATATGTAGAAGCAGAAAATGCCTTGTGTTTTTTATTTATCACATCTGTATATACTACGTGACTAAAAGCTTTTGCCACCTTAGTGGACATATCTTTTGAGCCAAAGGATGGAACAAGTTTAACTCTATTATCTTCCAAAGTTGCTTCAATTGCATGAAAGATAACTACAAGATTATATTTTGCAGCCTGCCATTCAGATGTGAAGAACTCAGTCCATTTACGAACTGCGCCCCAATCATCCCATTCAGGTTTATAATCAACATCATGCTCTTTTGTTGCATGAGCTAATGCTGATAGTGCAAGTTGAGAGCCTGTATCAAATACAACAATATCTCTATCAGACTCTAGTTTTGTAAAATCTAACTTTGTTCCTGGTTTACCTGATTTCTGACAGATTTTGCAGTCATAAATTCCATGAGTATTGCATATAAATCCACGACCCCGATTCTTAAAGAGTTTCAAAAGAGTATCACAGGCAGCGGGGAATACAGCAGAGTCTGGAATATCAATCAATTCAACATTTGGCCACCAAGCTCTTGGCAGTTTTAAAAGAATGTCTGCATCATTGTCTAATGTGAACCACCAAAGTTTATATTTCTCAGCAAGTTTTGATACAAGAGTTGATTTACCTGTACCAGAAAGTCCCATTACACAAACTCTAGTTGTGGATGAAGCTTCTTTATCTTCAAGATTCATCTTAGCACTCAAATGTTATATGTTCACGCCCAGTATCCATTTCACACTGAACACGTTCAGGAGCTTTTAAATAAGGATTACCAGTCTTTTTCATTTTCCATCTACTGTCAATACCCGTAGGATTAGTTGTATTAATTAATTCTTCAGCTTCTTCGTCGGTGCAACCTTTGAGGAAACATCCTTGACAATCAAGAAGATGTTTTTTAGTTACAATACATTTAGTAAGATTCATACAGTTTTCCTAAGTTGTGCTTCAATAAGATCATGCATTGATACATTAATTTGATACTCAACTTTATCTTCATCAGTTTCTGGATTATATTTCGTGGCAAGATATCCAATATCCATCCCGCAAGTCTGATAATATTGACAAGGACGATAATAATCATAACAACTCTCACCCCGTTGAGGATAGAATTGTGCTTCATCATATTTTGTGACAAGATCACAATCAAAAATTACATCTTGAATCCAATGTGCACGTTGTAAGAATGATTTAGGAAAGAAGAAAGGAAATTCCTCCATCGTCGTGGAAGAATAACAAAGATACAGAACATCATACGAAGAAAGATCAGGGAATAAATGGTCTAGTACGATCGAATAACCAATAGCTTGTGCAGAGTTTTTATATTTCTCTGGTGCTTCGGTTCTGTTCTTTGTAGTTTTTCTTTCAAGAACACCGATTTTACCATTTACACGATTAATAAGAACTGCATCAACATGTCCACGATATCTGAATCCGTTTGGAAGGTTGATGCAAAATGAGAACTCTATAGCAGGTTTTCCTTGCCACTCCAGGATTACCCAGTCTTTTAAGAAACCTGCTTTTCTGGCGTGGTACAACTTCATTAAGCATGCAAGAGCACTGAAGAATGATTTCTTCGCCCTTTCGTCTTCCAGAAATATATCTAACGGATACTTTATATATACCTGCCAAAATATTTCCTTCAAATCATATTTATCTGTGAAGATTAATTGTGTTCCTAATCCTACAGCGTGTCCATAAGCGAACGTAATGCTTTCAATCGTTGAGTCTTCTGTTCTTCCCGCACGGAGTTTGTAGAGTTGGTATTTTCTTGGACAGGCATGGAGGAGATTGCTTGAGGAATAGGAAAGTTGTTTAAGCCTATAGTCAAGTTCACCGGGAACTTTAACATATGGTTCTTTGGCCGGCGCCGTAGGGATAACAACATTAAGGAATTCGTCTGCATCCAGCATATGATTTCTTTCTGAGCTTTAGGAGAAACCCAAGGTAAAGGATCTAGAAGAGATTCTAGCTCAACTCTACCTGCTGGATTTATGGACTCAATCAATTTGAGAAGCTCTATGTAGAGTTCTTTCTCAACTGTACGATATTCGTTATGGGAGAAATTAAATTCTGGATAATACCATGAAAGCCAATCCAGAAGTTCCCAACGGTTCCACTGTAATTTCCACGCAAGAATTACAGATGCAGCTTCTTTAGAGATCATCGACGCCAAGATTCTTCAATTTTGCGCCGGTACTCTTAGCTTTTGTAATTGACTGAGTTATATAAGTATTAGTTTGACGCTCAAGGCCAGAAAAGACAATAGCAATTTCTTCTTCAGAAGCAAGAGTTACATTGTCTGGATCTTTGCGTAACGCTTCATGAATCTTCTTGAGAAGAATTGGGGTGTCTGGAAGACGCTCTTTAACAGATTTTTCTAGAAGAAGGATATCTTGTTGGAGAGCTACAGGTAATGCGGAAGTCATTCTGACAACTCCTCAGTAAGTTTACGGGCAAGCCAGTCTGTAATGATTATCCTATATTCAGAGGTGTTCTTATTGAATGAACCAGCTTCAATTTGTGAGTACGGAATCCATTTATTCTTCGGAGGCTCAATCTTCTCTGAATCAATTTCTTCAATTTTTACAAGAACTGCTAAGCCACTTGATGAATCTTTAACCTTAGTTCCAATAACCTCAACTCCACCTTTGAAACTAGTCCAAGTTGATCGACTCATTTTAAGGTCTCTTGAGTTGAGGTTGTGCATCAAAAAGTTCAAAGATACAATACTTACACAAGTCTGTATTATTCCATGAGAGTGAACTAGCACCTAGGCTATCTTTGCCTGTAATCACATCAAGATTAAATGTAAATCTTGCATTGGAGTGAGAAAATCCCAATCTGTTTCTTTTATTATCAATCGAAGTTACTTCATTAGAAGAAGTAATCTCATCTTCACAACGATCACAAAAAGTTCTAATACTCATAGATCCTCCAGATTAAAACGCTTTCGTACAACTTGCAGAGTAAAAATAATTACAGGACCAGAGCGAGATAACATAAGTCTCGCATACTGATCCTGTTCAGAAAGAAGTAATTTATGTGCTAAATCCTTCCACTTTTCTTTCTTTACTGCCTTTATAATTCGTGCATGATAATGACGTGGCGAAGTAACAGAAACTTTCTGGTCTTGTTTTAATTTTCTCCAGATTGTTTCGTATTGCCGCATATTGAATTACACGGAAAATGCACTTAAATATGAGGAATTTGGTAGTTTTTAACCCGGATACCAGCCTGGATTTGCTCAACCGCTTCCGACGATTAATCCCCTAAGAGATCCTGAGCAAATTACAGATTCGCCAATGCTTCTGCCTTATCCTTCGCAGACAGAAGATCCTTAGCCTTCTTTCCAAGGAATTCCAGAACATCAACGAAATCCTCAGACTTATTGCCAGGCGCTTCCATATACATGGAAAGATAAGTGGCGAGCTTTTCCACAACTCCCAGATTACCCGTCACATCACGGAACTTACGAACAAAGATTTGCGCAGCTTGTGCAACTGCCTCGGCAGACTTCCCAGTAACCGCAGGCATAACCTTGCAA